GGGGCTTTAGCCCCATTGAGCATACCCCTTCACTTCAACGTTTCTTTTCTTGTTAGCTTTCCGTCTTTTACGTCCAATTCGTCTAAAAATTCCTCTATCAGAAAGTGAACCAAATCGGGCTCAAGAATGAAGCCATTTGCTTTCTGTGAAAGGTTCCAAGCTGCATCCTTCAGCCTTTCACCTTCGTGAGTCTTAATCCTCACGGTCTTTATGATTTTCATCATGGATCTCTGTTTATTTCTTTCCGTTGATTGTAGTTATTTGTGAACTTGATACCCATAACTTATTGACAAGTAATATGTAACATATATATATTCGCCTCAGAAGTTATTTGAAACATGTATACATGTTTTGGTGTTTTTAAGGGTAGTTAGCGTACGCCTCTTAGATCTGAGCAATTCAGAATCGTGAAAGTGCTGGGTACATACGCCTTAATCGGAGATCCAATGGACTGGTTTATCGACAAACTCAACGTGCAGCAGACACACGATATGGATTTGCCTATCGTTGCTGCTACGTTGAACCAGTTCACTGATCTTGAATCTGGGGAGATGAAGCAGTCGCATTCCTTTAAGCCATTGGAAGGCTCTTTTAGCTCCAACATCAATATTCGATGCGATGGAAGTAGGGTGACCGTTCAGGGCAATCCGTCTCGTTGGAATCGTTCCGAGAATCTTTTCGGCTTTCAGACATTTGATGAATGCATTGCTGTCTATAACAAAATATTGACTGCTTTTGGTCTTCCGCCGTTTACGAAGGCCAGTCAGTTTTGGTACTTGGAAGGGAAGGACGGGAGCAAAGCAAAGCTGACGTCAAACGGTGCGTTGCTTGATGCTGTTGATTGGACTTCCAATCATATGGTTGGCATGTCTCGCGAAAAGTCCTTTATACGCGGCATGTCGACCCAGACTCTTAAACCTAACAAGGTTCCTTATCTTTACCCTAATGGCATGACAGTTGATTGGTTCAAAGGCTCTAGCTCTTTGTACAAAAAGCTTTATTGCAAGCATTGGGATCTGCAAAAACACCGTAAAGAACGGCTTTTAAATGCCACTCAGGATGAGATCGAATATTACGACCGACTTATCGATTTTTGTATTAACTCCGGCGTTGTCCGTGAAGAGCATTCTTTTAAACAGCAGTGGCTTAGACGCAAGAAATTACAGTTTTACGGTAGAACAACCGAAGAGGATTTTATCCCTTGTTTGGGCGCTATTCGCGACGCAATGGGTCGATGCGAGGTTTCACATATGGATTACAAACAGATTTCAGATCAGCTACTTGAAAAGGGCGTTGTTAAAAGCCGCCAGTCAGCAAATGCAACTGAGGCATACGCTAACCGTTGGTTAATGGGTGAGGATGTGCGGCCAGAAGGAAGGGCGGGCAAAAGTCAGTATTACACCCATCGTACACGCCTTCTTGAGCTTGGTATCGATATTTCCCAGATGCATGACGTTTCGCGTCTACCTCCACAGATTCGCAGTATTGAGGCTATAGACGTTCAGCCTTTGGGTGTTCCTGATTGGTATCAGATGCCTGAATCTCCGAAACCTTCTCATCTTCGTTTGGTGGCGTAAATGGCTGTTGAAATTACTCAAGGCAAGCTTAGCGAAAACATGGTTCTGATCGATGAGCCAACCAGCTATTTCATGAACATTCGTGGCAAGTGGTGGGAGCTTTACGACCGTAAGGGCAACCTTTGGACGTTAGCCCCAGTTGCTGAACACGACCTAACTCAAGCGATGCACTTTTTCACTGATTACCTGAAAGGCCGCTCAGTAGAGAATCCCGTTATTCGCGACTACTCCGAAATTTTCCTACAAGGATAAAGATGATGACTACCGAAACCACCCCGAAGAAAGCGAACTACTTGGTCATGGCAGTTGTTGCTCGCATTGATCAGCAGCGCCAGCACAACAACAAGATCTACACCCAAGTGACGACACCGGCACCGGATGAGTACTCGATGCCATCTCAGTTTGAAGTGCGTTCTGATCAGCCTTTGGGTCCACTCGGTACTGAGTTCCGCGGCAAGCTTCGCGCCTCCGGTTTTATCCGTCCTCGCCAGTACACCGACAAGAATACCGGCGAGATTAAGCAGGTTCACGACAAGACAGTCATCTTCGATTTGGCATTCTAAACGCCATCATTTTTTAACCTGGTAACGTTTCCCAGGCGAACAAATTGCAATCAAAAGGAGTCGGTAGCATGGACAGAGCAATCAAAAACCTCACAGCCTTCGGGATCGGCGTGCTGTTCGTGTCGATGATTGCTTTTTCTGTGAATGCGAGTGCGGCTGCAACGTCTGTGTTAGTTGGTGATTTTACTGAATCTGGCTGGGTGAATAGTGTTTATAGCGGTCACAACACTGGTGAAAATACCGTATCAATTAGGACATTTAGTATTCCTGATGATTTGCGTCCGTCAGTTGGCGGCGCTGTTCGGATAGGCGGTGTAAATTATCCTGTTGTTGTGGCTTATTCGAATCAAACAGAAATAGCAGTTCCTGAAGATAATGATGTTTCCGTTGTTAATTCTTTGCGTACTGCCATTTCATCTGGTCAGGCTATATCAATATATTTGTCATCAGTAGATATTGACGAAAATCCCGACGATCCCAACCTCGAATTCCAACCTGACAACAACGATTTTTACCTTCTGGTGACCGGTGCTTTTTGCTGTCTTGCCTTTGCCTTTGGCTTTAACGGTGGTCAGCAAAGATGATCGATCATCAGTTAGCTCTCTACGCAGTGGGTTCCATCATGACCAGTTGGTTCACCGGCTGGTGCATGGGTCATATGTACCTGCGTCTTAAAAAACTGAAAGAAATCTTTTGAGGATTTAATTATGAAAACGTTTAACAAAGCGGCTATTGCCGTAGCTGTTGCATCTTCTTCTGTAGGTGCTAATGCAGGTGTCGTTGAAGATCTGACAGCGGCTATCGCAACATTGCAGACCGAAACACTGGTCATTATTGGCCTTGCTGCCACTGCCGGTGTCGCCATCATGACCGTATCGCTGGGTTGGGATGTGGGCTTTAATCTCGTCCGTAAATTCGTTAAGAAGGGCGCGAAGTAATGCCTTGTAGTGCCTGTCTTCCCCATCGGGGATGACAGGTACTACATACCTTTCAAAAGCAAGGTGGTCCTATGAAGGTGGTTAGAGTCTTGGCGGCACTGGCCGCCTTTTTTGTTTCTGGACAACTGCTGGCATCCTCCGTCACCGCCAGAGATGTTCAGGATGTCGGGTGGTCCGGTAATAACGTGATTGTTAAGTACCAGGCTAAAGCGTCGTTTGCGGCGAATGATCCCAGATATAAAACCATTCCGGTCACGTATTCACCGGCTCAGATGGTCAAGCGTGCAGCGCAAGCGGTTAAAGATAATCCCGGCAAGGTGGCGGTACAGGCTGCGATTGTGGGCGCGGTGGCTGCGGCTGGATGGGCCATTGATGAGTTGACGGGTCAGGTTGGGCAGACGTCTGAGTTACCAGGATACCAGTCTGGTTACTTTTGGATGGTTGGTTATTATGAGCAAATGGCGCCAACCGTTCAACAGTTAGCAGATTATTACAGTGGAACATCTGCGGAACGATCTTATTCGGTAGGTGAGGTTACTGGGGATAGTGCTTGTATTGATATGAGTTCAACCACTGGTGATTTTGTTCCGTGTTTTTTTACTGCATCTAAACAGGCATGTGGATCGTCAGTTGCGGGTTATTGTACTGGCGATGGATCGACAACTAATCCTGTCTCAGATGAAGCATTGGCTGAAGTATTGCAGGATGTTTTATCAAGAATGTCACCATCAGAACTACGCGATTTTTTCAAAAACGGCGGCTACCTTCCTGAGCTGACACCTGAGCTAAATGCAGCCTTGCAGGAATGGGCCAATGATCTGGCAGAAGAAACCGGCGAGAACCTGAACCCTGAAGAGCGGACCGCAGCAGAAGAAGCGAACGATTACGCAAAAGAGCAAACCCTGCTTGACGTATTGGCAGAGCTCAAGTTGGATACATCCGTGCTGACCAGTCCCGATCCTGTCGTTATGAACGAGCCATTCTCAGAATTAAGTGCGGATATCGAATCAACAACCGCTGTTCTTGGCGATGCCCCGTTGATTGCACAACTGACCGGAATAGGGGGTTCAGGCACCTGTTCAGGTATTCCATATGATCTGGGTGATTTCGGATCGGGCAATTTTGATAATCACTGCACCTATATCAATGACTGGGCACGACCGGCGATTGGCTTTCTGTTTGCAGTCGGCACGGTTTTGTATCTCTGGTCACTTTATCGAATTGAAACCACGAGGAACCTGTCATGACAGCATTGTTAGGTTTCATCATGCCGTTGGTGTCATCAGTCTTTGGTGCACTGGCCGCACGTTTGGGGTTAAAGATTGCGCTTAATGCTACGGTGATTGGCGTTTGGGTCGTAGCGGCCGCAGCATTCGCAGCCACATTGAACACACTGGCCGGTTCATTGATTGGCTCCATGCCGTCGCTGGTCGCGGGGGCGCTGACCACTTTTCCAGACAATACCGGCACCTGCATTGCTGCAATCATATCCGGTGATATTGCTGCATACGTGTATCGCCAGATCGTTATCATTGCATCGTTCAAATCGAGGGTCTAAGGATGGCTATTTACTTCGTAACGGGAAAGCTGGGCGCGGGTAAATCGCTCTGCGCCGTGGGGCGTATTAATGATTACCTGTTTGACGGTCGACGGGTGGCAACAAATCTTGATCTCAACATGGAATACCTGACTGAATCAGATTCAAAGATCACCGCTATTCGATTACCGGATAAGCCGCGCCTGGTCGACTTTGAAATGCTGGGTCGCGGTCATGATCTCGATAGACCGGATGAATCACAAAACGGATTGATCGTACTGGATGAGTGTCTCGACTTTCTCGACTCACGCAGTTGGCGCGATCCGGAACGGGCGCCAGTCCTGTCATGGTTGCGACATGCCCGAAAACACCGTTGGGACGTGATCTTCTTACTTCAGGATCATGAATCAGCAGACGGCCAGATGGTTAGACAGCTGTGTGAACACTTGGTGATCTGTCGCCGGTTAGACCGTGCCAAACTGGGGCCGGTCCGATTGCCTAAAGTCCATATTGCACAAGTCCATTACGGCGAAACCAAATCTAGTCCGGCGGTTGATCGTTGGGTGTACCGTGGAACGAATCTCTACGATGCGTACGACACGGAACAATGCTTTACCGATGAGAAGGAACACCTTGATCTAAACGGCTCTGGTGAGCTAACAGAAGTCGATATGCGAGCACCGTATACCTATTTGTCACATTGGCACTTAAAGGGCCGTTACGACCAACCAGAGGAGGAGAAGGCCAGCAAGCTCAAAAAGGTTATGGCGATCCCTTTGGCCGTTTCGTTTGTGATTGGATTTTATATTCCGAAATTGCGGCCGTACTTCTGGCTGCCGGAATGGAGCAAGACTTGA